TGCCTGCGCACGGCGTCCATACTGAAGCCGTAGCTGGGCTTGTCGTGGCCTCGGCGGAGCTGCGACAGGATGCCACAGGTGACGCCGTCGTAGTAGTCGCATGCTGATGAGCGATTGACCACGTCGATGTAGCCAGACCAGCAGATCGAAGGATCGTATCCGGGATGACGTGCGCATGCTCCTATCGAGTTGGCAAGACTGTAAACTCTGCGGACGGTCCCGTCCCAACCCTCGTGGTCATAGAGGCCCAGAAGCGAATAAGCGATGGCGTCATCGTACACCTCTGTCTCTTTAGCACCTGTCCTGTGCCAGTCACCGTCGCCGTCCGGAGCAGGGTCGTAGTAGAGGTAAAAGTTGTCGAGGCCTTGACGCAGAAATCCCACAGAGTCTTTCATCATCGACTCGTATCTGGCATTGTTTTCAGCGTCTTCTTCGCTCAGCATCCTCAGCCCGATCAGACCGTACAGGCACTCGATGTCCATCTCGCGCAGCCACGCATCGTTCTCCGTGACGGCTCTCGCAAATCCGCCATAGTATTTGTCGTGAATTCCCTCCTGAGCGGGCTTCTGTTGCATGTTGTATAGAAAGACTGATCCGGCATGCACTGCGCTGCTGAAGTATTGACTGTTGGCTGTCAACTTGTGAGCCTTCAACAGTGCGGGGATAACGCGGCAAGCGTCAACACTATAGTAGTACGTGCTGTTCTCGGAGCTTCTGAACCCTCCGAAACTCAGTTGAGCTTCGCTGCCACTTTGCTGTGTCAGAATGAAGTCTGCGAGCGCGGTGACTTTGCTGATGATTTCTGCTCTTCGGTCTTCGAACTGGCGGCTTTCGTAGGCTTCGGTGAGGAAGTCAATTGCGAAGGCAGCGGCGAACGCTGTTCTGCCCTGCTCAGTGTCGGGTGTGTCAGGCGGGCTGACGTATGCGTACGGTGCATGGTCCATGATGAATTGGTAGTAGGCTTCCGGAACTGTGGTCACTGTCAGATGCTCCTGATGCAGGGCTGTCTCAACCCGGCGAGAATTCGTTCAAGCTCTGCCTGCAGAACGTCCAGTGGCGGAGCTCTGCCGAGGACGGAGACGTTCTGGTCTCCGACGCCGAAGCTGAGGCCAACCGCGCTTCCGCCGGTCAAGTAGCAGATAGCGTGAACTGCCGCAAGCATGGTGATGAACTCCTTCTCAGCGTCCGTGCAGTCAGCCGAGTCCACTTGCCTACTCAGCTCAAGCTCCAGCGTCACACTTGCTCGCTTTATCATCTTCTCGACCTTCTCGTCTGGAATATCGGTCTGAGTCACGTTTATGACGTCGCGGACGTCTTGAACGGAGACGCTTGGCAAGTCGGGCTTTCCTCCGGACAGAATTGGGGAGAAAGACTGATTTAAGGGATTTTCACGCGGAAAAAGAACATTTCAGACGGCATTTTGGCAATATGCAGATTTGGAAAGAGTTTTTGTAAGATGCAATTGCGCAGTTGGCATCTCTTCATTGCCATGCACTGTCACAGTTTGTCATGGTGACGTCGGAAGTGGGACATTCCTAATTTCCGACTTCGTGGGAGCAGCACGTTGCCTGAAACAGGTCATGCGATTTTGTGATGCGCCAGAACGAGTCAAAGACTTCTGCTATGGGAAGGAACCAAACGCCTTTTCAGCAACCGGGCTCCGGTGAGTTTCTTGGCACAGACCGCAAGAGCAAGGCTTGGCAAAATGACCAGTGAGATTGCCAGCAAGGATGGAAACTCCGGAACCATCTGCGCAAGCCAGAACGTGTGAAGCACGTCCGCAATCACGTTAACCGCCAAATTGAGCGATTCTCCACAACGATTCTCAAACGTCTGGCTGCCCCAGTCGTAGTTTTGGTTCATCCAGACGCAGGTCAAGTCCCCGTCCACGTCAAAAGTCGTGTCGTAGGCAATGGCAAGAGCAGCGTCCCGCGCAGTCACGTTCTCCAAGCGGCCGTCGAAGGTGAGGAAGAGGCTGAACTCGTCATCGTACTGATCCGTTCTGTTGTTCACGTAGGTCTCGTAGCCGCTGTGGTGCTGGTCATCTTCGGCTCCCCAAGCGGTTTCTGCTCCCATCACGTGACCGAACACGGCAACATCAGCAATGTAATGGCACATTGCTCCAAGTCTCCTGCACACAGCGCCAACGTCGCCAGAAAGCACGGCGACAGCCGCGTTTTCGTATTCCTGCTGCGCTCTAGCTCCAGCCGCATCGTCTTTCAGAGCCCCGTCTGAAAAGTAGTAGACGTGGTGTTTCGGCCTGTCGTTCATTCCGTCAGGCGGCTGGCTGCTGTCAGGCAGCTCGGTGCCCAAGAGGAAGGACGCGAGATTGTCGAGGATGAACTGCTTCTCCTGCTGCGGAAGCCAGTCCAGAGCGTGCTGCGCTACCCAATCGTGAGTGCCGTACTTCGGGGTGGATGGGTCGGTGCTGAAGCCCCCGTTGCTCCAGCATGAAGCCGGTAAGGCGTTGCTCAACAAAGCTGCGTTAACAAGCAAAAGTGTGACTAGCGCGAGAGGCACTGTGTTGCTCAAAACGCTCCCCACGCCAGCACATACCCACGATCAAGATTTAAGTCTTGGCCAGAACCAACCGGACAGTTCCCGCGTTTCGGAGCGGGTTCTCCAAGAAGTGGGATGTGGCTGGGAGCCGCGATGTCTGATCTCCCGCCTCACCGGAAGGCGTAGGGCCGATAGTGAAGAGGGGAAAGGGAAGAAGGGAGAGAGTCACTTGCCCCCGCTTTCCGTCGTGGTTTCGGGTTCCTCGCGGTCCCAGAGCTCCCATCCGAACTTGACCATGTTCTTCCGGAACTCCTCAGGCCGAACAAGTCCCAGCTCCGAAGCTTTGAGGATGTCCGATACAGCAACCTCGGGAATCTTGGGCGACCCCCAGTTCAGGCGAACCCGCGCTTTCGCCGGCTCCAAGCCGGACTGCGCAAGCACGACGTTAAAGATGGCTCCCTCAACCTGCCTCTTGATGTACCGCTGAACTGGTCTGATCAGCATGTTCTGAAGTTCAATGGCCGCAGTCGCCGAAGCTTCTGTGAAGCCCGGCGTGCTGAACAGTCTGGGCAAGGGCGTTTCGCAGCCCAGGTAGAACTGGTTGACCAGATGTTCAATGTAGTATTCGAAGCGGGCTCGGGGATCAAGCGTGACGGGTCTTATGTCGCCTTTCCCACTGTAGAACAGCCAAGCGCCTTCTTCGGACCGATTCCTAATGGCGTTCTCAAACTTCTGGATCGTGGCATCGTCGGCTCTCTCCAGCAACGTCAGAACGTCCGGGCCTGCGTACTTCTCGAAGATCTTCGGCATGATCCGCTCTATCTTGGCCTTCATCCAGGCAAATGCTGGTCTCCGGTCTGACTGGATCGTGAGGGATTGGAGCAGGACCTGAAGCACGCCGGTTCCGAAGCCTGACGCGCTTGTGCAGTTGATTTGCCAATGGAGCACTGATGAGGGGTCTAACGTTGCGCCGCCATAGACGTTTCGAAGCTTGTAGCCTTCCACCTTGTAGGGCAGCTTTACGCCTGGTTCGGACAACTGGCTTTGCTCGATCTTTTCGATGGAGTCTATGGGAAGCCGCTTGAAATCTCGGAGTCTCTCGGGGAGAAGCTTGAGCCAGAAATCGTTTCCACAGGCTATAAGCACACGGGCCATGTCGCACAGTAGTGAATCCAAGCGAGTTTCCTCGTTGAACTGGTCTACGAGGCGTTTTGCTTCTGCGGCCTTTCCGTACTCCTCATTTGCCGTGGTGTAGAAGCCTGCTCCAACGGTTGAAGCGGCAAGAAGATCCACGCTGGCCTTGCAGGTGGGGTCCTTCTCGTAGAGCTTGATCACGTCAGTCAAAGGGACAACAGGCGTCTCGAAGATCATGGTTCCTTGGGGAGCCGCGTATCCGCTTCTGGTTTTCCGTTGGAAAGTTTCCAGCAGACGCTTGAGGATGTTGTTCGTCTAGAGTCCCTCCAGCAACTTCAAGCCTTTCTCGGTAATCACGTACGGGGCTCGATGTCTTGCTTCGCTTTTCTTCACATAACCTGCTTGGACCAGATAGGTGAAGATGCCCTCGAAAGTGGCGTGAGTGCCGCATTTCCTGACGGTCTTCTTCTCGGCATCTGTTCTTCCAAGCGGCCTTTTCCGCAGTTCGGTCAGCACTATTTTTGCCAACAACAGTCTGTCTTTCAGTCTTCTCATAAGCAGACAACCTCAACTGGCTTTCGCGTACTGAAAAAAGGAGGAGAGTGAAGAGTGCACGTTTTCACGATGGTAAGGTCGCGCTTTCCTTCCAAGGCGTAAAGCCCTGGAGCGAGGTCCGGCGAGTACGGCTGCATCTCGGCTCCGCATATCGGGCACTGAAGCCAGCAGTCACACGTTGCGATGTCGCCTTTTCGGCTAGAACGGTGCATTCTGCCGCATTCTGGACATCTGCCTTCGAATCCCGCCATACCCGCTCCGACCATGCCTTTTGCCGTGGAAACTATAGAGAAGTGCTTATGTTGGTCATCTTTGCAACCGCTTTGCTACGCAAGACTCCCAGCCCGAACCGGGTTGAGGCTCTGACGCCGAATTTGCCGCTCTTCGGTTCTTCCCAGTCCTCAACAGTCACGTCGCGTCGAAGAAGCATCACCGTTGCCACTCTCGCGTCCAAGGCGTAGGCGGTTCCATTCGGCACCAAGGTGCTTGCTTGAACCTGCATTCCGAGAACGCTCGTGACGATTCCATGTTCAATGTCGGTCTGACCTGAGGGAAGGTATTGGGCGTGCACGAATTTGTCGTCACTCAGCAATTGGTGCAGCTGAGTCTCGTTGAGGACGAGGACGGTCGGTCGCCAGTTCTCGCTGCGAAGAGCGTTGTGAAGTTTCAACACGGCAGTCCAGTTCATGGCGGCGCTGCCCTGACTTATGGGAGTTCCCCCTGCCAGGTCTGCGTCGGCAATTGACCCGTAGAGACTGATGATGCGTTCTGTTTCATCCTCCCCCAACGCTCTACCGACTTTCTCAACCATGTTTTCCATGACGTTCCAAGTTGCGTCTTCGAGGAACTCTCTCGTCCACTCCTCTGAGGCTTCGGCCAGAATGTTGGTGTATATGTCCACCGTGCTAAACTTCTTCCCGCTCAGTCTGGTGACGGCGCCCTCTGCGTAGCGGTAAGCGACTGATTGTTCGTCAAGCGGAAACCGCTCCATCGACTCCTCGGTCGTCCGGACCGTGATGACGTTTCTGCCGATCATCTCCGGAAAGGCAAACTCGACCAGCGTGTCGTGCATGCGACCCAAAGCGCCGGCGGCGTCGCTGAAAAGGCCTTCTCTGATGCCGGATTCGCAGTATCTTTTGAGAAAGGGATGCTGCATGGTTTTCTGTCCAAGACTCTCCATGAGATGCTTGAATTCGCCGTCCTTTTGCATTAGGCTTTCGAAAAGCTTGGGTTTCATGGTGATTCACTTCTCCACTAGGACGAAGATGAGGTCGTCCGCTCCGCCGGCTGATTGAAGGGCCGTGCCCAGTCTGCGGTTGAAGAATATCGTGTACGTTGCGGTGCCGCCCTCGTTGACAGCCTGATCTCCAAGTTGGACCACTCTTCGACTCGCGTCGCCGCCGTAAACGGCCTTTCCCCGCGTGATCGACCCGCCGGCCTTTGCTTTGACTCTTCCACGAATCAGAACCGGGCAGGGCTGATTGGCTGACACTGTTTTGACAGCGATGCCGATGCAGTCTTGTGCAGAAGTCGCTGGGTTGACCGTGTCGTCCGCGCTCAGGTACACTGAGTCGCCTTTCGTCACTGCAGCGCCGGCCGTGAAGGTTTCGATGACAGCGTTCGGGTCGTCCGTGTCGCCGATGCTCATCCAAGTCTTGCCACTGTTGTCAGTCATGAGTAACCACTCCAAAATCTCCAGTTTCGGTTTCAGCCAGTTCGTCCTGACTTACTTCCCGCGTCACAGAAAGTGACCATGAAGCCTCAACGGGCCTGCACATTTGTCTTCCTCCTCTTCAATCTCGCCACGACGCCGCGCATCTCTTGGCACAGCCGCTGGGGTCCAAGTCCCCAGCTTCGTTCGACCATCGATGGAGGAAGAGCCTCCTGAATCATCCTTATCGCCTCATCGACACTGACGACATCTTTCGGCTGCTTCAACAGGCTCAATCGGGGGTCATTTTTGGAGCCCTCCGGACTGGTTGGTTCCTGCGCCGTTGGGTTCGCTCTGATGTTGAGTGATGTCGGCGCCATCTGCGGCGTCGAAAGTCCCTGTGAGTCCATGTACTGCGGGTGCAGAAGAAGCCAGTCTCTGATTTTCTCGTCGTCCCACATTTCAGCTTTGGCGAAGAATATGCTTTGAATCTTCTCGATCTGCGGGTCCGATCGCAGCCTCCCCACGAGAGCCAGAACGCCGTTTTCCCTGTCAAGCCAAACCGTGCTGAAATGCTCTGGCATGAAGGGCGTCACATCGCGGTAGAATCCAAGCACGTATTCACCTGCAATTATCGGCTCAAAGGTTTGCTCCTTCACGTACAATCTCTCTAGCACGTGAATGTTTGCATCGGGCACTCCTGGGACGGCGACGAGGCTCAGCTCCGCATTGTGAAGACCATGCGGGACTTTGGCGCCGACCTCGTCGATCCTGTCGTAGTCAGCTCCGACGCTGACATGTCTGATCAGACCCTTCTGGATTTTCTCAGCTATCTCGTCATCGTAGATTTCGGCTTCATAGCGGAGATTCTGTCCGTCCCATTCTGTCTTGGTGATCTTGCCTATGGCGTTCGACGCCGAAACGTGCTCCACGTAGACTGGGGCGCTGACGAGTTTTTCTGAGAAATCCTCCAGCTCTTCGGGCGCGTATATGTTGAAGTTGCGGCTTATGCCAGTGGTCAGGGCGACTCCGCCTATTCTCAGTGGCTTGTTCACGATTCGCTCCAGAATCTTGAATGGCAACGGCGCCGACATGTGCGCGTGGCTTTTCGGGGCGTTGTCGCCTTTGCCTTCTGTGATGGATAGGCCTTCCTGATGCTGGCTGAACCAGTCTTTGGCCTTTTCAATGTCCCAGTCTTTGCTCTTGTCAAAGAGGTAACTTTGCACTTCGGTGGTGTCTTTACCTCTCGGCTTACCAATGATCGCCTTTATCCCCTTCTCACTGCTTATCAAGAGCGTGCGCAGACTTTCCGGCTCGAACTCTTCCGGCTTCCGGTGTCCGCTGCGTATGAACTGTTCAGTTTCCTCCCATGGCATTTTTACATACCTCGCATAACTAACACCATTCTAATATACGGAGGAAATGAAAAGGCAAACTGTACAGCGCGGAGTCCCGCATATGGGCCAGCGTGTGGGCAGACAGTGGGGGGCAAGACTTGGAAAGTGGTGAAAGACACTGCGAAAGTGCGTCGTGAAGGTGGTTCTGAGCCGACAGCAGAAGCAGATACTGGAAGAGCTGGCGAGGAGGCTTGGGACAAGCGAGAGCGAGACTTTGCGGATGACCCTGATGGACTACGCGAAGCAGGTCAGCCTTGTGCGAGAGAAAGTCTCAGGCATGAAGGAGAGCCCATGTTCGTAAGGACTTTCTTTCTCGAGTCTGATTCGGAGGCTACGTCTGACCGAGCGCAATCAGGGATTAAATTTAAAAATCCACAACAGCTTTATTCAGTAATTCGTAAATGTGATTCACAATGTTTGAACCTCGGGAGGAGTTAGGGGGTTGACGGAAAGAGACTTCCAGAAACTCGTGCTTGACGCTGTAGATGACGCTTTCTCGTCGCTGGGAGACTCTGCGAAACAGTCGATATACTTCCACCTCGAGAACCGCTTCATGATAAAAAGAGACGAAATTCCGAATCGGCTGGAGGACTTTGAGGGCGGAATTGAAAGGATATTTGGAGCAGGGGCCAGATTTCTGCAGATACTGATAATGAAGAAGCTTCATGAAAGAGTTGAGCCGAAGAAAAAAGTGCTGAAGTGGGATGAGGAAAAGGAATTCAACCTTGCCGAGTACGTGAGAGCCGCCAGAAAGAGTTTCTCGAAAGCAAAGAAAAAGAGCTAACATCCTCCAGTTTCACACGTTGGCATATCTCAGTCATTTAACCTCAACCTAGTTTTGGTAATAAGTATTTGAGGTTCACAAGTGTTTTATGAAAGCTCCATCGAGTCTCATTGAAACACCCACCTAGAGTGCGCGAGGATTCAGCTTTGCCTCAACATCACTTTGACAGGATACTCTTGTCCGCCGTCGAAGAAGGCCTGTCTTCGCTCGGCAATTCGTCCAAACAGGCAATATTCTTCTATCTAGAAACGTCATTCCAGATAAAGAAGGAGAACATACCAGAAAGTCTTCCCCAATTCAAGAATGCGTTGGAAGGGATCTTCGGTCCCGGAGCGTCGTTTCTTGAAAAGATCATTGCAAAGCGTTTACATGAGAAGCTGGGCTTGAGCTTCGAGGACGACGTGTCTGTGGACTTCGTCGGATGCGTGAACAACGCCAAGAAGCACATTGTGCCGCAGGGAAAATGTCTTGCAAAGTGAAGCGCATGAGACACCGAAGTAGCAAGGACAGACTTGCAGAAGAGTTGGAGCGGCTTCGAATCTTCGGCGACGGGATCGACGAGGAAGTGTACGTCTCAGACCCTGAAACATTTGACGTACTCTTCGCCAACAAGAAGATTGAAGAGAGATTCGGAAAGGACATAGTGGGAAAAAAGTGTTATAAAATATTCCAGGACCGGTACAGTCCATGCCCCTTCTGCAACATAGACGAGATATTTGGCAAAAACCTCGGGAAGAAATACGTGAGGGAGCTTCAAAACCTCAAGAACAAACGATGGTACAAATGCATGGGATGTGCCATTCCGTGGCCGGGAGGAAAATACGTCCGGTACGGCGTGGCCATTGACATCACAGAGCAGAAGGAGATAAAACAGGTCTCGTTTGAGCAGGAGCGACGCTTCCGATCTATCGTTGAAAACTCC